ATTACTCCTGTTCCTCCTGTTCTTCTGTCTCAAATACCTTTTCCAGTTCCTCTGCTGTTGTTCTTCCAAATTCGTTCTGTTCGCTCATGTTCTCACCTCCTTTCCGTGCGATGTCGCACAATAAAAGAGAGCCTGTTTCCAAGCTCTCCAGAATCTATTTATATGTAAGTGCCCTCTCCGAATCTCCTGCTCCCGGTGTTGTTGGATCTACCACTACACCAAGGATTGCCAGCACTGCAAAGAGCGCATTGATTACGGTTAATAGCTTGTCTCCAAGGTCTCCGAGATCAATCACAAATCCAAACACTGCCGCGATCGCCTGTACCAACAGCAAGAGTGCCGGAATCAGTGCCACCCAGAATGCCTTGTTTTTAATTCTTACAATCCAGTTAATCTTCTTCATTTTCCATTCTCCTTTTTTACAAATACATTGCTACTACAGCCCCGATCACGGCTCCGATCAGTGCTGTCACTACTCCATCCCATCGTCTGGCTGGAGTCTGCTCCAGATGCGTCACTTTTGCGGTTAACTGTACCAATGTCTGGTTCATAAAGCCAACCTCTTTGGTTAGCCCCACCATCTCTTGTGCCAGTTGATGTACCACATTAACAACGTCCTCTGCTTCTTTCATTCGGTGTTTTAGAGAGCCGATTTCTTTTCCGTGCTCTGCAAGTTTCACTTCTACTTCATTTTCTGTCATGTCTTTCCTCCGGTTTTTAAAGTATAAAAATAAGACCTGTGCGGTCTTGCTCTTATTTCCATATTCTCCACCCGTAAAATGTCTAAACAGTCGGTACTTCTGCGTAAGTTGTCTCCGCCAGAAGTGTCAGAGTTGCGTATTCTTCCTCGCTGATGCGGTTCATAGCGAAATAGATATCCAGTTTTGCAACTGCTTCATCCTTTGTGTTGTAAAACTTCTTTTCAATCAGATTTGTCATTAATTTTACGATTACTGTGTTATTCATGTTTTTGTACCTCCATGTCTCCTAAAATGTTATTCGTGTCATTTTCTATCATCGTTGCCTGCGTCTCCATAGGCATTAAAGATAGCAGATTTGCCGTATTTAATCGATATTGTCTTATAATGCTCGCCACTTTAGCAGATACTTTGTTATCGATGTAGTTCTTGGTGTCTGCTGTGTATGTTACTTTGATATCTGGGTCAAGCTCCCCTCCGTCCACTGTGATTACTGTGGTAGGGTAGTAGGTTTTTAAGGCTAGGATTGCGTTTTGCTCGGATTGTGGAAGTGGGACAAATTCGGTTGTTTCTGTTTTATATACCAGATGTAGCGGATGCGTTTTTAGATATCCCTTGATTGCGGTTGTCGTACTGCCATATATTGCTTGTGTATTTAGAGTATATGCATAAGTGTTTGGTGCCGTATTAAAACTAATGCATGGTTTTTTTTCTCCAACAACACATTGTTTTAATTCCTCACAGTATCCTTCTCCTGATTTCAGTTTATTGTTCAGCAGGAAGCAGAAACCATTTTGATAGATTCCAACAGATGTATCACCTCTATACTCATTAATTGCACTCTGATACAACCACCCAATTTCGCCACCCTGTTCCACGAGCTTATCCCATTTAGTGATAGGGCGGTCGGATGCGAGGGTGAAGAACTTTGGTTCTCGATAAGGTTCGTAATCCATCACTGTCTGTCCCGGACATGCTACTATCTTTGTATAGTCTACTACTGTCTTAACTGCTGAGAACCTAAAGTATCTACATTTTTCGGGCGTAACAAAAGTGGTATTTCCGACAATTTCGAATCCTATCTTATTTTTATCGCAGTCATAAAATGCAACTACTGTACTTCCAGTGCGACTTCTGCTGTACTGCGAATTAGGAAAACATGGTATAAAATCAGTTAAGAGACCGTTAGCTGCACTAACAATATTCCCACTGCCTTCAAAAATTTTCCCTTCTTCGCAAGTGGAAAAATCAAATAGATTTCTGCCGCTTATAGAAATCTCAATTTCATATTTTCCTGTGTCTTCATTCAGCCGTCCAACACTCTTAATTTCCTGCGGATATTCTGGGCTTGGGGAGGGTTTACCGCCTGTGTAAGGTTCGTAAGGCAGCGAAGTCAAGTTTCCTTCAGTATATATCACATGATATATATCAAAGAAGTCTTCACTTGCAGGGGTAAAACACACATGATGATTTGCTCCTTTTTTACTAACTACTATACCGTTAGATGATACTATCTTTCCTCCTTCTAAACATGGTGATTTATAAGCTAACGGCATATCCGTTTTATCATAAAATCCACAACTAAAACCCACAGTGTCTTTTTTACCATCCTTTAGCTGTATCAACATCGTGTATTGTTTTTCATTGTGATCTTCTGGAAGTGGGATATGAGCAATATCATTCGTTATTGTAAATGCTGATAACTTTTCTTCCAACAAATTCTTCCCAGTTGTCGTTAGCTGCTCAGAGTTACCAAGTAACTTAATATCTTGCAACTTCTCATTAGAACTGTCTGGTATCACAAGGGGGCTTTCTCCGCTCATGGTATTTATAATTGCAATACCGTCTCCACCGCCACTCTGCACCTCTCCGGGTGCAACATTGCCGTCTTCGCCAATCACAAGAGCCTTGCCTTTATTTTCCACCCCCTGTTGTTTATCCAGTTTCGATTCCATCTGCATCTGGAAATCTTCGGGAATGGACTGCAAGACCTCATTTCCTTTGTCCTGTACAGCTTTGACCTGTTTTGTCCCCTCTGTGGTCACATTTCCGGTCTGAGTGTTTCCCTCTGTCTGTACGGATTGTACCGCTTCGGTTTTCGCTGTTTCCACGGCTTCTGTGGCTGATGCCTTAACGTTCTCCACGTTCTCAACCGCTTGCGTCCCTGCGCCCTCTACGGCTGTTTTCTGGGCTGTTCCAGTCTGTGTAACCTCTTGTACCGCACTCTGTTTAGCGGAGTTAATCTCCTGTACGCCAGTCTGTACTACTTGCGTGATTCCGCTTGCCGTCTGCTCCACACTGTTCTTCATTTCTTCCACAGCAGTTCTGTGCCCTTCCGCCGCCTGCTCAGATTCCTTCGCTTTTCGGACAGATTCTTCCACCGTCTTGACCTGTTCAGACACATCCTTGACGGTTTCCAACATCTTGCCAACTTCTACACGGTCTTCTGCTGTCTGCTGTGCGTCTGCTTCTGTTTTCGTTGCCGCCGCCTGTGCTTTGTTACTCAAGTCCTCGACTTTTTTAACCTGCTCTGAAATATCAGTAACAGTTTCTACCATCTTAGCCACTTCTACTCTGTCCTGCGCTGTCTGTTCTGCGTCCTGTCCGGTTTTAGTGGCGGCTTCCTGTGCGGTCTTCCCTGCCTTTTCTGCCCTGTCTGCGGCTGCGTTGACAGCTTCAATTGCCTGCCCGAACAACTCCTTATCCTCAGGTGTATCGTAGGCTTCCGGCTTTGCCCGCTTGGTTACGAGCATGTCAATCTGATACTCCGTGTTGCCAGATTCCGCATCTCTAAGATATATATAGGCTACAAGGTTGTTACCGGTCTCGATTAGAGAGTCCGGGATTACCACATCAGTTACGCCGTCCTTGGTTGTGCCGATTCTTGCAATGGACTCGCTTGATCCGGCAACTGCAAAATCCACTTCCACAGCTGTTGGCAAGTTAAGTCCTTGTATCCTTAATATCTGTCCGTAATCATATTGCCAAACGTCACTTACTTTGGTGTGGGTGGAATCTTTAAAAATTGCTGTTACTATTTTATTTTCCAATGTATGCCTCCTTTGCTCAATTCAACTTAGTTTTCCGTTATCCAAGTTGTTGTTAGCATCCTTTCTAGGTACGACTCATTCTCCACATCTATAGCTATTGCGCCGTTTTCTTTTATTATGTACCTGCCTGTTCCGAATATTTGTCCGTTGGAAACCTCGCTGATTGGTGCCAACACTTCTATTGCCGGTCTGTATCCGTCAGGGATTCTTACCTCTTGTATTTCTTCAATTCTTCCTTTCCACGGGAACTGTGCTTTCATAATAATCGTGCACGTTACAACAAAAGCAGTTCTTATGAGCTTTATTCTGATGGAATTTGATGGATTTATTTCCGGGAATGGTCCCTGCTTTGCGCCAGAATCATATTTGCTGTACGAAGACAAACCAATTAATGGGTTGTTTCCGTTTTGTGCATATATATCTCCGTCTGATAACACAAGCTTCGAACGTCCTCCGGTATTTTGGTTTATATATGCTAGACCTTGCATGGAAAAAGTCATATTTGCAGGATTGCCTCCCGAGTCCTTACCGGAAAATGCAAGGGAAGCGGAATTCAGTTCCATCGTGCTGTCGACAACTCCATTATCAATCAATTTGCTTACGATTTTCCCTGCGTCAATATCTATGAGCATGATCCCGTTTTTGCTTTTTATCTTACCTGCTGTTAATTCGCCGGCATTCACTGCGATCGCACTCAATGTTTGCACGTCCAGATTCTCGACCGATACGTAATGCAGCACCCAACGACTTCCATCCCATCTTTTAATTGGTTCTCCACTTGCTGTCTGCCAGAGCTGTCCTACTTTTGGATTTTCCGGGGGTGTGGGAGACACGATGATGCCGGATGTTCCGTCCTCTCCATTCTGGCCATGCACTCCGATGATGACAGGCGTTGTCTTGGTAGAGGTTCCATTTGTGTAAACGATTATCTCGTAGCTCCATAAGTATTTTTTTGCTTCCGTCATGGTCTGCATTGTCGTAGTCCATCCCGGCGTATTTACCGTAATCCCAGAGTTTTTTTCGCTTGCCAGATAATACTTTGTGACATTCTTAATCCCTACACCGTCTGTGCCGTCCTGTCCGTCTTCACCTTTAATCTTAGTCCAAGCATACTTTCTGTAGTCTGTGCTGTCCGCCTGTGTAAAATCGGTATACTGTCCGATGTACTGCTTATTTGTACTATCTGATACCGAAAAATCTTTTGAACCATCTGCACTGTTGGAATAAGCAACGTGGAAATAAGGTGTTCGGCCGTCCGCTCCAGGCTTCCCGGGCACTCCGTCCGCTCCATCCGCTCCCTTAATCTTACTCCATGTGTACTTCGATGGATCTGTGCTATCCAATAGTTCAAAATCCACATACATTCCGATATATTCCCGGTTGCTGTCGGACACGGAAAAGTCCTTCGTTCCATCCGCACTGTTTGCGTAAGCGATATGGGTGTACTGAGTTCTTCCGTCTGTCCCTGGCTTTCCGGGAATCCCTTGTTCTCCAGGTGGCCCTTGTGGTCCCACAGGTCCCGGTTCTCCATCATCGACTTTAGTAATCGTAACCTCGTAATACCCGCGTTTTATCCCATTTTCCAAAGCCTCAAACGAGTACACCGCCTTTGTATCCACGTCCGTAGCATTTACCGTAACGCTCTTGCCGACATAAAACTCTGTACCGTCTTTGCTCCATCGGATTTCCAGTTTGCCTGTCACATCCACGCCGTTATCGTAAGCGTAAGCGGTCAGAGTAGTGCTACCGATACCATTTTTAAAAATAATGCCGTTGTTGGTTGAGATAGAGCAAGTGCAAACCTTATTTTTGTTGATAAGGTCTTCCATCCTCTGTAACAAGCTATCCGAAATTTCGGATGTCAGCTCTTTATAGTTTGTAAATACCGTCTTTGCTGTTTTTGGATTGGTAAGACTGCGCACCTGTTCGGACACTCTCGCCTGTAGATAAAGCACTGGTGTCCACTCCTGATCCTGCATCCTTACGGTGTCCCCGATATTTGTATCGAAGTACCCGTCCACCTCGTAAGTCACTACTGGCTCGGATGCGGTCTTGAGGTCAGATAGTGCCATGCTATAGAGCTTATCTTGATTGTCTGTATCGTACTCTTTCCGCAGCATGATATAAGCATCGTCCTTGTTTACGATGTTGGACGGGAATCGATCTCTTGCCTGCGGTGCCCGGATGAGTGCCCCGTCTGCAAAGTATTCGATATTGCCGTTCTCATCATACTCTTTTTTATCCAGTCCATTGATCGTCAGTCCGTCCTTTCCGGTCGGCTGGATGCATGTATATAACTTTTCTGCATCCGTGGTCTTACGGATTCCGGTAATTCCTTTCCCGTACCGCAGTACAATGTCATTCCGGTATTCTCCGACTCCGCTGTCTGTATCGGAGTGTTTCCGATATACATTTAGGACAATCTCTTTTAAAGAGTAGTCCCTGTTCAGTACTGTCTCGAATTCGATTTCTGCCGAAAATACGTTGGCCAGAGAAAATAGCCTCTTTAATACAGACGTTGTGCCTGTCCACTCATTGGTGATCCGCTTATCTGATACCTCGTTAAGCCCCAATTTCAGTGTTCTTTCCGCGTCAAATACGGTAAGGTACTCTGCAAAGCTCATTGCCTGTCCTGCCTTGTATTCCCCGGCATCCTCGTTAATTAGCTCAAAAGATAACGACCACGCCGTAGCTGTGATCGTCTCCTCTGTCTGCTCCGTATTTACGATGTTTAAATAGTAGGATTTCCCTTTGTGTATAAACGCCACCTTATTTCCGGCGGTAACATTCTCTGCATCCTGATGCTTTGCGGACACCGTAAAGGTGTAAGTATTGGCAGTCCCCTGTAAGTACTCATGTAGCTCGTCATCCCAGTAGTGCATGGACTTCTTGTGCCGATTGTCCATAAACGCTACTGGTGTGTTATTCGCGCTTAAAATCGCGATCCTGATGTTATCCACTATAAATACACCTCCCGTATTTTCGCTTTAATCTGTGGCGGTGGAGAAGAAAAGGAAGAATAGCAGAACTGCACTTCTGTTGTTCCGGGTGGCACTTTAAAATAGTCCGTCCCCGTAATCTCATCTCCCTTAGCCACCATCCCATTAACGTAGACCTTCGTACTCTCTCCGTCTATAGACACCACATCTCCGGCACGATATCGGTTCGGCACATCCTGATACTTATCGACATTGTCTTTCCGAAATCGGATGCTTTTTAAATAATTGTGCGTAACGTACTGGTTTGAAAGATTCCGATCTCCCCACTGTCCGATCCAGACCTGTATCTTCTCACATTCCATGTCCTTGATCTCCGGTATGTTTCGCTCCATGTAACTTCCATACCAGAAAATCCGCAGCTTTTCTCCTTCTTTTAAAAAGTCGTTGTGGCATCCCATTTTTAGGTTAAACGGATTGCCCTCGTATGCTGTGGGCTGGAATTCTTCTCGTCTGATTAAGGTGTTCCCGGGGGCAAACCACTCGATACGTGCCGTATTACCAACCGTATCACTCTTGTTAATAGACATGGCGCAAATCACCTTATTATCTCCTGTCAGAAATGCAATGGTCTGCGCTCCTGTCTGTCCCATTAAGCCAGTCTCAAACCAGTGTTGGGTGTAGCAATAAAAGTTCTTCGCCCCACGCCTACCCTCGCTGTCCACAGGGATAGTAAGTGTTCTCATTCCACCGTTCCAGTATCCGGATGTTGCTTGTCCACCTTTTAATGCCATGACGTTATATCCGGCAACATTCTTGGCTTCGAGCGTCCCCTGTGTGGTATTCTCTGGATTTTGGTAAGACGTTCCATGATCGTCTTGAAACAGGTTGTATCCATCAAACAGGTTTTCAGACGCTTTGTAATTCTCTCCGTCTGCTTCTTCCTCTTTCCCTAGCTGGATCACTCCGTACTGACTCACAAGTCCGATAAATCCGTTTTCATGATTGTGTGTGATCTCATAGTCCACGTCTGCCCATTCGGTACCGTTGTTTTGGATGGTAATGGTCTGGTATCCATCTTGCTGTACGCCGTCAAAATCAAATTCGCTTACAGAGTACGCTACTCCATCCGGGATTAGCCATGTAATTGTACCTTTCCCAAACATTGCTACTTGTGTAATGTCCAGATCACCGTCTGGAATGGCATAAAAAAAGCGATCAGGATAATTCCCAAACACAAGCTTTTTTGGCTCTTCTACGTTCAGAATCTCCTGTATCGCATTATAGCTTTCGATTACATTACCTTTCATTTCAAATGGCATTTCTATTCGCCTATATTTGTAAGTTGTATATGCAAAATCGGCGCCTTTCGCAGATTCCGCGCTGTCTATCAATTCGTTTTCTCTGTTTACGCCGCTAAATGGAGTGAACCCGGACAGTACACTCAAATACTGCCCAAGCTCGTTGTCGTTGAATTTTACGGATAGACTCAATCTCTATCACCTCCAAGCATTTTTCTAAAGTTTTGATTCTTCTGAATCTGGTTCTGCATCGGTGTTGCAAGCACTCTGGATGTTTGCACGGAATCTATCTTATTGATGAGTTCAATCGGCCTGTTTGCAAGCCTTGACAATTTCTCTACTGCATAGATCAGTTCACTATTGTCCGATGTTCTGATTGCCGATCTTGACGCAATATAGCCACCCGCAGTTGGGCTTGCTGATGTTGTAACTCCAATAGCTGCTCCCTGTATACGGGATACCATTCTATTTGCTTGTTTTTCCATATCCTTATACGGGATGTTGTCCTCAAATCCTACACCGATGCCAAGTGCCATATTTTTTCCAACTTGATCTCTAAATACGCGAGATGGTGAGCGGATTCCCAGCTTATCTTTTACCCAGTTCAATGCGTTTTCTGCGGCATTGACAGCAGCATCCACCAATTCTCCGGCTGCATTTTTTACACCGGTCGCTATTCCTTTTATGATGTTTAGACCGATTTCTCCCCAGTCTTTATCCAGGAAAGCACTTCCTATATCAGCAATTATTCCAGGGATTGATGCGAGAAGTTTTGGAACTTCTTCTATAATTCCAGCAAGTAATTGTCCGATAATCTCTATGCCTTTCTGCAAGATATCTGGAAGCCTTTCGCCTATAGCTGACGCGAAATCAGCAATCATTATTCCCGCCTGCGTTATAATCTGCGGAGCACTTTGAACTAATCCGTGAAGAAGGTTCAGTATCATATCCGCTCCGGATTGCAGCACTGATGGAAGTGACGACAAAACGCCGCTTACAAAATTTGTAATAACTTGTGATCCCTGCGATATAAGTTGCGGTAAATTCTGAATAATTCCCAATGCAAGCTGTGTTACTATCTCGAATCCTTTTGTAAGCAATTCTGGGATACTTGTTGCAATTCCAAGCAAAAATTGGTTCAACAACTCCATCCCTGTAGAGATAAGCAACGGAGCATTTTCCATCATTCCGGTAAATAGTCCATTCACGATATTTCCAGCTGCTTGAATCATACCGGCAACGCCGTTTTCTTCAAATCCTTGCGTCAGTTGCTCGATTGCACTAATCGCCGCAGGCAACAAAGACTCTGTCAGTCCATCGGATATCGGCTTTACGACCTCACCCAATAGCTGTTGAGCATTATCTTTTAACGTGGAAATCAAACCGCTAAATGTCTGACTCTGTTTTTCCATGCTCTGAAAATACTTGCCGCCCTCAGATGTTGCTCTCTGCATGGAAGCGGTAATCTCATCCACAGAGATTGTCCCTTTGCTGATCCTGTCATACAGGGATGCCATCGACTCCCCTGTGCTCTCGGAAATCTCCTGTAATGGGTTAAATCCGGCTTCGATCATCTGTTTGACATCTTCCAGGGACACTTTTCCAGCAGAAGACATCTGTCCGTAAGCAGTGGCAATTCTGGACATCTTTTCCGCTGAGCCTTGTGAAATATCACCAAGCATCATCATTTTGTCCATAGCTTCGTCTGCGCTAAAGCCATAGTTCATCAATAACTGTGTGGTATCTGCTAAATCCGGAAGCTCAAACGGCGTTTCTGCTCCTACTTTCTTCAATTTGTCGATTACTTCCGCAGCCTTTTCCGCGGATCCAGTCATAACCTCAAATGATGTCTGGTAAGACTCTATGGATGCATTGTATTTTACTCCGGCTACAACACCAGCTCCAAGCGCAGCCGTCACAGCGCCAACCGCAGCAACTGCCACTCCTGCACCTTTCTTGGCTATTCCACCAAGTTTAGAAATTCCGGAATTAAATCCAGATTCATTTATTTCCGTATCAAATTTTAATGAGCCATCATAACCCATACTATCCCTCCTATTCTTGGATAGCACAGGCTCATAGGCTCACTTAAGCGCTTTATTTCTTAATTTCTATTTCTTTCTTACAAGTCCGACATTTTACGTAGATACCGTGGCTTTTAGCTGTATTGTCTGCAATAGCAAGTTTGCAGCCGCACACAGGGCATCTAATCCAATCTCGGACTAATATTGGTTCTTTTTTCATGATCCACCTACATAAAAGCGTCACCGATTTCAAAATCAGTCAATTCTTCCTGTTTTAACTCGATCAGTTTTTTGATTTTCTGGATTCTCTTTTTCTCTTCCGGATCTTTAACTTCGCTCAGATCAATTCCTCTGTACATAATTCTTTTCTTGATCTCATTGTCCTCTGATAATCCATCAAAAAGCATCCGGAATTTCCACCAATGCAGATATTTAATATCAATCAAGTCAATCCCGTAATCGCGCAAAAATGCTGATAATATATAGGGATAATCGATGGAAAAGGAAAAAAAATTCTTCTGCCTCACTGTTCCGGTTTGACTGGCTTCTCCGTCTGAAAAATCAGCGCTCATAAAGTCGCATAATGCGTCAATTGCAGGCTGCGATATTTCGACATCGTCGAGAAAATACTCACTCAAAATCAACAGCTTATCCACAGACTTAACATCTTTATCTTTTAGCATATCCAGAAGAGAGATATAGTCCCGAAAATCGGTTCTGATTCTCACAGGCTTTCCATTTACAATTACCGATGTTGGGAGTGATTCATAGAAGAGGTTCATCGGTTCTTCCTCGCCCCTCTCCTCGCCTTCCTGTTTGGTGCATACTTGTTAACCACGCTATTATATCTGGACTGCTCGCTGTTCCGGAGATCAAACAAAGAATTGGCTGCTTTAACTCTCATGTCCATGCTGTTCTTGCCGAGAAACATTTTCCCGCTCGTTCCGTTTCCGAATAATCGATCATAAAAATCATCAAAAACCTTACATTGCGCTCTCGTGATCTCGGATACTTTTCCAACTTTCGGTACTTTTTCGGATTCCTCAACCATTTTTTCGTAGCAGCCCTCGAATTTCTCCATAAAATCTGCGTCTGTAAAATCGATGTCTGTTTCAAAATTATTAAATTTCCACTGGCTCATCGGCTCACTCTCCTATTCTTTCTCGTATTTTTTACCGTCTTAAAATCGGCGGCAGCTACTCCCCCATGTAATCTCCCTTGGCGTAAGTAACTGTCTTGGATGTAATATCAGTCTCTGTAACATATCCTTCCTCGATTTCGGATACAGCTTTCAGTGATCCGCTATAAACCAATGCGTCCGTTCCATCTCCGTCGGAATCTGGGATAACTGCGTAAGTTCTCTTTGTTGCGTAACACTTGTCACCTTTCGTGTTCTTTTTGTAAAAATCCACCGTGACCACTTCCACATGTGCATCATCCGCAACTTTCTCACCGTCATGGATTTTTGCAATTCGCTCATGTACAGGATTCCCTGCATACATATCAAAAGAGTACTCTGTAGCCGGAGCATACCCAACTACATCTGATCTCTCCGTGCTTTCATCCACGTACTGTCTGGAATACTCTTTCGGGTTTTTCCCGTTTGTCATTGCGGTAAAATTTGTCATTCTTTCGTATTTCGGCGAACTACCCGTTGCATCCGTGTTCATGAATGCCACACGCAAATGTCTGCCGACTAATTTTGGTGCTGCTGCTACTGCCATACTTATACCTCCTGCATATAAATTAAGCGGCACTCAATACGATACTTAGCTTTTTCCTCGTTGATATCGTACAAGTAACCGCTGTTTAAAGTTTCGATTGATATTGGGTTCTTCTTTTCTTCGAGTTTTGGGAGGTTGTCGTTAAAACTCTGCTGTTCCAACCACTCTTCGAAGCTCTGAAAAAATCCGCTATTCTCAATGTTAATTCGTGCGTCTTGGTCATATTCCTCTTGGCTCGTAAATGCGAACTGGAACTGCTTCTTTGCCCCACCATCCATGTATCTCTGCATGATCGGGTCGCACGGAAGAGGGTCAACAGAATACCCCATATCCGTTCCAATGTAGTCCACATTTACACGTCCATCACTTAAAAACGGACATGTGAGAATATATGATCTGACGCTGTCAATGAGATTTGACATACTTCGCCGCTCCTTTCAGGATAGAGTCTTTGTGACGATTTTTCATTCGCTCAAACCATCGTGATTTTTCCTTATGCTCATAATATTGTCTACGTGCATAAGGTGCAATCTGGTTGATCTCACCACTTCCAATTACGGTGCCGAGGGTTGCTGACTTAACAAGTACTCCTGTCCGTCTTGGAGTCTCCGGGTTCATACGCCGGATGCATTCAGAGTCAACAAACTCCTGTGCGCTTGCGAAACCAGATTCCATATTCGGTTTAAAGTTCGGATTCCAGTCGAGTCTCGCTATTGTCCTTCCTTTCAAATCTCCCTTGGAAATCGTGTAAGTTGATATCTTACCTCTCGGTGTCTCGATCTTAAATTTTTTCTTTCCTTTTGCCACTACACTCCCACCACCTTAATATGCGGATTGCCGCCAAAAGTATTGTAGTTTGCAGATGTAATTCTAGTCTTGTCCAGTCCGTCCAAGTCCTTGATCGTCTGCATATCAATCTGACAATCTCCTTTTACGAGGTAATCGTCTTTCTTGATTTTCACACTCGTATCCGGGATTCTGACCGTGTAGGTGTCTGCTTGCTTTAATCCATCTGTCGTGATCTGCGACTTTTCGTTTTTATACCACCATACCTCAGGTATATATATCCGCTCCCATTCATCCAGCCGAGTAGACGGGTTGTATTTTCGGCTGTACAGTGTAACATCTGTGTTCGTTAACATATCCCTCGATAAAGCAATCCAGTATTGCCAAGATATGTTTTCGCAATCCGGTACAGCTTGGATTCAAGTACTTTATTTGCATCCTGTCCGTCAACACACTCTGTCACATAAGACACAGAGTACCCGTCTGTATTTTCGGATTTTACGATCTTTCCATCATTTACTGTCGAATTATAGATGACATCGCACATCTCACAAAGACACGATTTGATACGGTGCTCATTTTCCGTGTCGCTTTCTGCTCTTCCGGATGTGAAATCATCCATATAAACATCTGCAAGATCACGAGTCTTTTTAAACGCGGACTCAGTGGAGATTTTCTCTCCACCAAAGTCCTCAATGTAGTATTTGTAATCTACTAACATGTGTACTCCTTATGAATTCGCCATGATCCCCTGTTTTTTCATCTCCGCAAGAATCGCATTGATTTTATTTTTCAGGTCAGTCGCTGTTTCTGTGGACAAATCTTCGATCAAAGCCATCTGTTTCACACCGCCAAGCGTTGTTTTATTCGCCGCTGGAAGAGTGTAACTTGGTCCCGCTGGTCCCTGTGCGCCCGGATCTCCCTTGTCGCCTTTCGGTCCTGCTACTCCTGGATCGCCTTTTTCGCCTTTTGCTCCTGCTGGTCCTGCCGGTCCTACTGCTCCTGCTGGTCCTGCTGGTCCAACCTGCTCATTCTTTACGCCCTGCTCTAACTTATTCAGTTTCTCTGCTGTAATAACGTCATCATTATTCCATGTCGTTGGTGTATATGCCATAACTCATACCCCCTATTTCGCTTTACCTACTTTTGCCTTTCCGACTTTCCCCCTGCCTACCAAGGCGAGGTCTTCAGGGGGTGCTATTCCCCCACGTGATGACAGTAAATTCCTTTTACTTTATTTTCGTATGCATCACACATTCCAACCGTTCTGTATGCGTACATATAAGCATCAGCAGACTGGTTCTGTTCCGGAGAAATAGTCTTCGGAACAGTGTGTTTCTGGTACTGGATAGCAGAGTTTCTGTCGATTGCCATAAAGTTAATCGCTTTTCCCTCTGCATTTTTCGCGAAACCTCCGGCACCGCCCGCGGTCAAGTCGATCTTTGTATAGAATCTTGCGGATGGAACTCTGACGATACCAGCCCATCCTTCAAGCGCTCTCTTAGATGCAGTCGTATCCAGATCTTCAACCATGCCAACGAGCGCCGGGTTAATAAACAGATAGCATGTAGACACATCTCCCTCCGCATCTTCGATCGCGTTTCTCGCTGCTCTTAATGCTGCAAGTGTGGCTTTACCATCCGCAAGCGCACCGCTTGCAGTTGTGATACCGGAAATCTGTGCGTACTGCGAAAACCTCCATGCGTCCAGCTCCGGAACGACCTGTGTACGGATGAATTCGCCAGCGAGACGTCCGAATGCAATGTCAGCGCTCTCAATGTTGTCCATTGCATCGATGTTAAATTTACGCCCTCTGTCATAAGTGCATTTAACAGTCTCGTAATCGAGAGTTACATCACCGTTTACATATCCTGCAGACTTGTCATAATTTGCGAGTCCCTGCATGGACATTTTCGGAATTAAAATTTCATTCGCGTTTGCTCCCTCGCGGATCAGATTGCTCGGACCATCCAGAATAGATGTGAGTGAGCTTTTCTTATACACAAGGTCAAGCATCGTGGAATACTGTTTTCTGAGTTCGATTGAATTTGCCATATCTTATCTCCTTATCATTTAAAATCTTTTTCTGTGAGCCCCATAGCAGCTGCTACGGCATCAAAAGCACCCGGCTTCTCTGTTCCACCGCCAAGCACCGGATTCTTAATCGGTTCATCGTCTGCAAACAGGAACTTGCTTTCTTCATTCTCTTTCAGCTCTTTAAAAGCGTTCTCAATGTCCGTATCCTGATTTTTAGACGCTTTCAGATCATCCGTTTTTAAGAACGGGAGCACTGCTTTTAATGCTCTTGCACCATGTTTTTTCGCTGCTGATTCAAGTTTTCCATTAAACTCGTAATCCTGTTTAATCTGCACTTTCTCCGCTTCTGATGCTTCATATTTCTGCTTGTAATCAGCTACCTGACCTTTGATTTCTTCGTAATCTCCGAATCCCTCAATAGCCGTGTTTGCGTCTGCAAGCTGCTGTTTTGTCGTATCAAGCTCAGATTTGATGTTGTCGTAATCTCTCATTGCTTTTCCGACATCTGCGGAATTGGCATCCAGAATCTTGTTGATCTGTTCTTTTTCCAATCCCATTTCTTCTAAAAACTCTCTTTTCATGCTTCATCTTCCTTTCGCTTCGCTTTTTCTCGTGGTCGCACCACATGTCTCAAGTCAGTACCCAGTTTCTCGTCTTTTGGCAGGACAAAACAAAAGAGCCGCCTATGCGACTCTTCCTAACATATCCATGTATATCCGTTCTCTTTGTTGTTCTACGCCCATCTTCCGACAGAACCTTGTGTATTCGTACAGTTGGGCTTTGTATTTTACTCTCATGGTCAATATATTGTCTGGATCTGCTCTGGCAGTCTTGAGTGCCATGATCCTAGACCGCTGCGCTCTCATTGCGGTTTCCATCCTCCGCTGTTGCTGCGTAATTCCGTAAGCATCCAACTCTTTGCCTTGCCACCTCTTTGTTTTGTTTTCTATGGCATTCTGCTTTCTCAACCATTCATCCGACCACTGCCGTTCAGACGCACCTTTTACAAATGGGTAATAATCGTGGTAGCAGTTAGCTCCTTGTAAGCCAGTAGCAGTTCCAAGGCCGCACACGGACACCAGTTCTTCTTTGCTGTATACTTTTCCCTGCCACTTGCGGTGTTCCGGTCTGGCTCCCGGATGCCAGTCAACCTCGTAATAATTTGTACCCAGTTTCTCGGCATTGATCCTATTCAGTTCTCCTGTGATCTGCGATACTCCAGTTAATACGCTTCTGCGGACTGCTACATGCACTCTGCTACTGTATCCGGTGGCATAATCTACAGTCCTTAACCCACTGTTTGTCATCTGCGTGACAACTCTCCGGACGACTGTGTTATAGTCAAACGCACCGCTTAATACATCCATGATCGCCATATCTACATACCGTTGGTAATACTCGGAAAATGGCATAAATACACGCCGATTTCCCATAAGCACAGAGAATCCATAAGACCTTGCAAGGTTCTGCAACTCATCCTGTGTCTGCTTCCTGACGGCCTGCGACACCTGTTTGAGCTGTTCGTTTTCCTCTGCCGGAATAAATTCCCGGTTGATCTGCTCATATAAGTCCTTATCCCTTACATACTGCCACTCTGCTATCTCATCGTAGAGTTTAAACATCTCCGGATATGCAGCTTTCAGAGCATCTTTTAGGATTTTTTCTACCTCCTCTGTGCTCTTTCCCATCTCCGCCAGCCTGTTAATCTGGTAATCGGCAGTGGATGTGATCTTTCCGGCCTTTCTGATTCTGCGAACAATATCCTGTATGATTCGGTTCTCAGCAACCATCCATATAGATTCCATCCTAAGAGACATTTTTTCGACATCTGGCTTGCTCATCACCTATCACTCCATTACTCCACCTTGATCCGGCACATTCGCCTTTGCAGTCTCTTCATCCTCTCCAAGGAATCGCACCCTGTATTCCCAGTGCGATCTAATTCCGGCCGCTATCTCATTTAGCATCAACTGGCGATCCGTTTCCTCATCTGTCAGAATTGAGTCTTTAAAACTGCAGATAAACTCATATCCTGAATGAAGCATTCCTTCGTGGAACGCCAGACCTCTCACAAAATCCTCTAAGCAATCTCGTAAGTTATCTTGGATTGCTTTAACACGATTGTATTTCCGGTTTTTTGATGCCTTAACCTCTGTGGCTGTCTTATCCACGCTCTGCGGATTGCTTAAGTCCCCGAACGCAAGGCCAACTACAAACTCGATCTGTCTAAAGTAGTTCTCTAGACCGTTAATCAAGTTCTGGTCTCTAAGCTCCGGCGAAAATTCTTTAAAAAATCCCTCTTCGCCGTCAATCCCTCGATACAATTTTTTATTTAATTTCGCTATACCGTTCTGTCCGTCTGGCTCTCGCTTGATAGCCGCAGCATCCACATGGATCGCCCTCTCACCAGACTCGAACTCCCAGTCTATTCTTGCGCTCTGCACGTCCGCTTTCCTGATCAAATCGATCGCACAATCAAAAATAGACACACCACAAGGCGTGTCATCAATCCTGTTCTTGATCGGATTCCGGTAATATCCAAAATCCATTTCTTTCACTCCCAGATATGCTACGTGCTCCGGGAGTCCTGTCCATGCTTCTAGGCTTTCCAACGGGATTTTACGGTCAAATCCATATCTGCTAGACGAGCTGTAGGCTTCGTTTGTAATCTCAAGAAATCCGTTTTTTATGCTGTGTCGCTCCAATCGTACATAGTACTTGGAATCGTCAATATCTCGGAAGTCCAGAAAGACGATATCGTTCGGTTTCTCATCGTTTCCAAAACTTACAGGGATAAACTTGTCTGCTGTCACAAACTCTGCTTGTCCATTTCCAAGCGGTTTTAAGCAAAAAGATCCAAGCCCTAGACCGTCCTGCAAGTTTTCGTTCAGGCTCTCCGCGGCGTTCTCAAACAGCTTCAGGAGCTTGTCATTTGAGATTTTAATTTCCATCTCTGACAAGACTACATCCGCAAACTCTCTGCATATCCCCTGCTCGATTTTTAGGGATGTTACATAATCTTTGCACCAGTATGCATTCCCGGACAGCATACTGTTCCATTCATTTATTTTTTGCACCATCGTGCTTGTAATTGCAGGAGATTCTCTCAACACCTGCTTCATCGTTGTCCTGCTTATCATGTTAAACACTCCTGTAATAACCTTGTTAATAAACTTAAACATCTTGCACCTCACTCTGTCAGCATCTTAATATCACGTTCTATCGTGTACTCAAATGCATCCAGTGTATCAATATCACTACTACCGTCATCCAGTCGGTCATCCTTCATCGCTTTTTCATCCCACACAGCCTCTTGCAATGCGGTTGATAATGTTTCACAATCATTTGTAATAAAAAATCGCCCAGCTCCCATGAGCTTTAAGACGCATTCTATTCTGTCATTTATTTTGATTTTCTTGGCCGGTCTTACAATCGTGGCCGGATGAGCTTTGAGCATAGCGTTTCGGATACTCTGGCCGAGCGTAGTCTCTGCATTGTCCCAATAGACAAAATCTACTTTTCCATACTTGTCTTGCACCTCGTCCACGAATTTGATAAGCAGATCATTCAGTATGTTGGAGTCAATCCCGTCTTTAAAATCCTTGTTCATGTGCCGGACGCTCTTCAATCCGTACACGTTGTTGTCTCGGTCGTATCCTCTCGCTACAAACGAATGACCAGACTTATTGCCACCAAAGTCCACACCAATAACAATTTCTGTCAAATCTGATGCAGCCGGCTCTTTTATAAATTCTTCTGGATGATCTGCGAATTTTCGGTAAATTGCTCCCTCTGCTCTCTTCCAGAGCCCGAGAATTAATCTGTCGTAGTAAACTGTGCCCTCGTATTCTTTGCAGAGCTGCTTTACAAATTCTGGATCAAGAAATGGATTGTCAAAAATCGTGTATTTCTGCAAGTATATGTCCAGTTCTTTGTTGTCGATAAATTCCTTTAACCAGTGTGTAGGATTCTCCGGGTTGCAAGCTCCATCAAAGCAGGAATATGTCTTATCAAGACGGGATTTCAGCATCTGGAAGACTTCTTTATTCCATTTCGCAATCTCATCGCCGTAACAATACTTAATGGACGCTCCCTGTATCTTTGCAACTTGACTGACCTTTTCCGCACCGAGACAATAGACATCCTCGCCGCATACTCTGGCAACATTCCGATTGTTAATGTTCCCGATCAGATCACTGGTATAGATTTCTCTCATCGGTTGGAGCACGTTTCGCTCTATGGATTCTTTTGAAACTCCCATGATGACATTCAAGCCGGGCTTTCCTGCTCTTTCTCTGATTCTTTTCGGAACAATATAAGCAGTATCTACAAAAGACTTTCCGGAACGTACCGCACCGGATTTAATATTCCATCTGTGCGTAGCGTTAATTATGTACTCATTTTGTTTCTGGCTTAGCTGCATTGTCATGCAATCCTTTCAAGATTTCATCCAGCTTTTCAATTGCTGTTCTATCCTCGTATTCTTGCTTATCTCTCCATTTATCCGGTTTCCGGTTCTTTAACCAGAAGATCTGGGCTGTAGTGTCCGGCACTACTTGCTTTGTGACCTTTTTCGTAGTTTTCATCTCATCGAGTTCCGGTATGTATTCTCTGGTCGTTTCCGTGTACTCATATCCAAGCGCACGTTTTAGCAAAGCATTCTCGACTTGACGATCAACGACCTCTTTTCCTCTTTTTAGGGTGTCCGAAATGTCCGAATACTTGTCTTTCCAGCTATTTAATGTGCTTCTGGAAATCCCGATATTATCTGCAATCTGCTCGTCCGTCAGACCATCTCTCGCCCATCCCTCTATCTTTAGCAAGCCTTCCGGCTCTAGCCACTCTTTGTATTTACCTTTTGCCATCCGACTCACCACCTTTTAAGCATAATAAAAGCACCCATCTCTGGATGCTAAGAATGTAGGACTACTGCAAAATGAAAGAATTACAAATGCCAACAAAACACACAACTGAAATCTATAAGAAAGGAGGAACCTTGCAGTAGTCCACAACGGGTATAGCAGGATTCGAACCTGCGACACATCGGTTAACAGCCGATCGCTCTACCAACTGAGCTATACACCCGTAGGATGCCTTTTATTGACACCCTTTACCCTATCCGCACTCAGGTACTGACACTAAATATAGATTACTGAATCTATTTTTGTTTGTTTTGCAGATCTGCGGATATCTGCGTTTTGGTACCATTGCAATGTAAGTCCGGTGTGCACTCCCAGAACAGACCTCAGCTGTGCAGCCTGTATACTCACATCACAAAGCGGAGCACTTGGAATCGAACCAAGGACACAGGGCGCGACCCTGCGCATCTACCATTGATGCTATACTCCACATGAAAACACCGCCAGACGAGAAAGGGTGAAAGTCCGGCGGTGTTCCGAATGCTTGGAAAGATTGTTCCAGAACAATATATAATCGTTCTAGAATAATTATAGCATACTATTTTTGTGAAAAGTGTGAAAGTTTGAGATAATCACTTATTTTTTTCGACACGTAACTTCTGTCAATATTTACTATCTCCGCAACTTCATCCTGTTTCTTGCCCTCAATAAACGATAACTCAAATATCTCCTTAATCTCCGGATCATCAATCCCATTTATGTAGTCCTCGACTTCTTCTTGCTCTTTCAGAATCCGCAGTCTGTCTGATTCTTTTCTCCTGATCTGCCGTCTTATATTCTCTTCTTCGTAAGGATCGTACATTTGGACAGACGTTCTCACTTCGGTGTACGGAAAATCTGCACTGGATCCCGTTACCTTCCCCATAACAACAGTTGGTTCCCGTTCGCAGAGTTCTTGCATCTGGTTCTCAATCCGGATAACTCTATCTTTGTTTGGTTTGTACTTTTTCAGTGTTTTCTTGTCCAACTCAATCACCTCCCGGGATCCGCTCTTTTATGTTGTATTTCTCTGCTATGTAGTCCAGAGTGTCCTTATTCGCCCTCTCACCGCCTTTAAAGTCGCAGGCAAAGGCTTTATGCCCCTTTTGCTTTAAAGCTGTCTCACAGGGCTTTCTCGTTGCCATCTTGTATGCTTCTATCTTTCTCACGGTGTCTGCTGTCTCCCTTCTGTGTTTCATGGTTTCTCTGGTCATGCCGTCACCTCAATCTGCTCCCCGGTCAATTCTTCCAACTTCTTCCTCATTTCTTCGATTGTCATTTTCTTTCGTTCTTTGCGCTCCCAGATAAGTTCAAGGTTTGAGTATCGCAGGATTTCGTTAAATCGTGATACGTGCTGGATCTTGTATATTCGCATGATATCAAAATCTTTATCTCCAGTTGTATCTATTAAATCCTCGTTGTAGTATATGAGCCGATGACTTCCTTCTGCTCCGATCAACATATCTCCTATAACGAGCCTTCTCCCATAACTTTTACTGCGGTACTCAACTACCATCCCGTCTTCCAGATCCGCCTTTGTAAATTCTTTCTGCATGTAATCACTCCATTCCAAGATTTTATAATTGTACTTTTCTGCAAAATCACGAGACGAATATTCTCCGTTTCCGTAATAACACGTTTCTCCTTTGTACTCTTCATAATTCGTCTTTTCCATATAGCTTTTGCCTGTGCACCATTTCATTCCATGTTCGTGCATCTGCTTGCAAAAGTCTACCGCTTCCTCCTCAGTCTTACAATGCACCACGATCTTATTGCATTTATTCTTAAATTCGTCCCAGTTAAATTTTTTCATCTTTCTACCTCACTATCTTTCGCGCTATCCAATCCAAAAACACCACAAACAGCAGTATCGGGAATCCCGCAGCCATCAGGTAATCCGCGCCTTCTAGTTTTACATCCTCTTCGATTCCTGTTTTCAAAGTAATCACTGTCCCAAGCCCCAGGATATAGTACAGGGCTAGGAATGCGATTGTGATTAAAATGTCCATGTTATCCCTCCTTGTATGGCTCTGGTAGTGGCTGCCATGCTTCTACTTTCCCGTTTGGCACTCCGGCAAAGCTTTGCCAAGCTCCATTTTCGTAATATAATGCACTCTTTTTTCATCACTCCACTTCCAAATCACCTTTTATTAATCTGTTATACGTCCAATCAAGCAGCATCAATAAATCATCTTTCGTAGTTCTGTCGTGTGTTTCAAGTGCTAATTCTTCATTTACAATTCGCAACTTTTCTTTGTCGCTACAATCGCAAAACTTTTGTCTGTTATACTTCAGCCTGTTATACTTCATTACTCTTCTCCCAACAACCGGACCCCCAAAATACTTTCTTGTGTCTCAACATATTCCTTCGCTTTTCTCAAAACGTATTCTGGAATTTTTCTCTGCATTGCTCTCTTGCCATTTAAAATATCACATACATCTAATATTGGTCTTGCGCCTGCACGAAGAAGATAATTGTAAGTCATAGTGTCCATTCCTAAATATTCCATTTTTAGATCCATCTATTCCACCTCCAACAGCTCTGGATTATCAAATGCATTTTTAACCACCTCATATTCGCATCGCTTAATGTAAAAATCAGTTAACGGCATTGGTAGACAAAACGGTTCGCATTTGCTTAATACATCCGTTTCAATTACTTTCGTGTGCCATCCGATAACACGATCTACTTTTTCGTGTGTCTCAACATCAATTACATCAAATTCCCCGAATACAACTTTTGCTAAGTCATCATCGTTTCCATGACCTCGTAAAATATCATTCTCCCAAATCTTCTTACCGTCCTTGTCTGTTAGCCCTGTGTACTGGCAGAGGGTGACTGGATCAATCAAGTCATTAAATATATTAGTTCCATTACAAATCAGATGTTTTATCGGTTTACCATCTTCTGTTAGCGGATTGGTAATATATACATACTGACCTTCTACCCATTCACCATTATCTATTCTCTTCGCTTTAAAAAGGATTTCTCTACTCATAATTACTCTTTCTCCCATGACCAATCAACCCGTTCCATAACCATATCTCCAATAGCTTCTTCAATTTCCTCGTCTGTCACATCATCGTCAAATTCTTCTTCAAATGTCATATCTGTTCCAGCAAATCCATAATTTGCTTCTGCTTTTACTTTAATCATTCTTTCACTCTCCTGTTCCATTTCCCTATAGCAGTCGTTTCTAAAGCACATCTTCGCGTTGAGACTCCACATTCTTCGCAGTCACACTTTTCTGCATCTGCTGTTTTAAATTTTTCTTCTATTTCCTCCAAAATCTTCTCTAGTACGTTCATTGAACCACTCCTTGATTGTTATTTTTATCGTTTGTACTCCGATTATCGTATTCTCTTAAAATTATTCTTATCGCATTTATGAATGGTTTCATGCTTATGCCTTCCATTTCACAAACCATTCGGTCAAAGTCTAATTCTTTTTTAAGTCTTGCAAGAAATAACATTCTTGCTTCATTTTCTAGTGCAGACGCATCTATTTCCTCTTTTTCAACTTCTTCTTGAATATATATACAGACAGATAAATTGTAATCGTTTTCTCTTATTGTTTCTGCAGATATTACCTCTGTTCTCTCTCCATCTTCAAATATTACGTCTGTTGTGTCCCTGTTCTTTTTTAACACAACTATGCAAGTTGCTATTGCTGTGTCTTCAAATGTATTTCCTGGAATATGCACCACTCTGTCTATGTAATTGTTTTCCACGAACCAACGTCTAATTTTCCCTTCCTTTTGTCCTCTGTATAAAATACCAGGGAACTCTAAAATAACAGCCACACCATTACAGGATAAATGATATAGAATGTGAAGCATAAACGCCCAGTCTGCTTTTGATGGTGGAGGAAGTGCGGGGGAACAGGAGAAACGTATATCATCTTTTAATTCCTCTGGATTCCATTTCACTGAAAAAGGTGGATTTGCTACAATACAATCAAATTTCATTTTCGAAAAACCATCATCTAAAAGCGTATCGCCTGCATACCCAACAAAATTAGGAATATCTATCATTTTCAGTTGTTCCTCATCTAACTCTTGTCCGTATTTTTTCACGTTTTCGTGAAAGACTTTTAATAAGTTGCCGGCTCCACAAGTCGGGTCATACACGCTTTTCGGCTCAATATCTACATAAGACTTTATTTTTTTCGCAAGCGTTGACGGTGTGTAAAATATTCCTTTTTTCCTGAATTCCTGTCGTATGTTTTTTATACTTTTCTCTTTCAACTTCCACCATGTCCCTTTTGCTTTTTGCCTTTTATGTTATGATGCGCATTTGTTATTTTTAATTGCCGTTCCGCTTCTTCATCTGTAGGCATATATACAATTTCTCTGTTCGAGCATTCTATTTTTTTCATCAACTCTTCAAAAGCTTTTCTTGTTATTTCAATTGTATTGTACTTTCCAAGTATTCCGCCCCTCGTTGCTGTTCCTGCTGCCACCTTTATTGTATTTCCGTCTGACGCTATATAAATATTTACGATATGTTTTATATTGTAGGCGTCTCTACGCTCTTTGTTCACTATTATCAAATATGTACCTCCTCCCCATCTGCTCCAACATCTTCGCACACTGGCTATTTGCAAAATCATTAATCTTGTTGTACTGATTCAAAATATCGCACACAAACCGCCCCATCTTGCATTCTGCACATTTATCTTCCAGTTCCATTTCACTTAGCTGATCTGGATACCTGCACAGGTTGTCGCAGATATGCTCCATCATTTCTGTGGTGATCCCATCCATCCATGTTTCTTCTGTTTTTGGCATTAGTCATTCCTCCTACTACGCAAACCTAATTTGCTGCTCACCCTCATATATTTCTATGTTCGGCACCCTATTCCCGATTTTTAAATACGGGCAGTTTGCTTCTACCAGTTTCTGTGCCATGATTGGCACTACACTGTTTCCGATTCTAGCCACTTGTTTTGCGATCGGATATCTCCTGTATTTGTAATCCCTGTCAATAATGTAATCATCCGGAAATCCCTGCATTAATTTAAGTTCTTCCGGTTTTAACATTCTCAGGAAAATATCCTTCATGACATACTTTTCGCCTTCGATATCCAGAATCACATTTACCAGTCCGAAACGATCTTTTGTAGTAATCGTTGCAAGCGGATTTGAAAGTTCTTGTCCTCCGCCAGTTCCGTAATACTTAATTAAAAACGCAGATATCAATCCAAAATGTCCAGGTGATGTTGTGATTGTGTGTAAAGGTTCGTTGCATCCATGTCCGATTCCACTTTTATAAAATTTTGTAACAAAAGCTGTCACCAGGCCGTACCTGTTTGATGTGTCGATTGTTTTAATTGGTTCTGTCAGCAACTGCCCTCTTGATTCTCCAATTTTTGTTTCTCCGTGATATTGAATCATAAATGCAACAGCATCTTTATTTCTCACGATATAGGGAGATGGATTGTCTATTACATATTTTCTGATTCCATTTGCAATCCTTTTCATCGTTGCATCTGCCAACGGTTTCGGTCTATCAAATATCGTTTTTCCTAAATCAGACCAATCGATATATGCCCCGCATTCCTGCCATTTCGGATCTCTGGATTTAAAATTCGTCTTTTCTGGCCACACGATGTCTTTTCCGTCTCTTCGAAATATTGCATACCAGCGCTTTCTTGTGGTTGGCGCGCCATAGTCTGCCGCAATAAGCTCCCGGCAGTCGAATATATACCCGAGACTCTTCATTGCCGTAATGAACTTCTTATAATCTTCCCCACGCCGTTCCTTAATCGGATGCCCGTTTTCATCCAGCGGTCCCCATTGCTGAATCTCTTCCACGTTTTCCATGATAATCACATCTGGGAGAATTGCTTTTGCGTGTTTGTATACCGCCCAAGGCAAAATCCGAAGTCCTTTTTCCCTCGGCTTCCCGCCTTTTGCCTTGCTGTGGCTGGTACAATCAGGACTCGCCCACATTAAAGCAACTCGCTTTCCTTTCACATATTTCTTCAAATCTACCTTGAAGATATCTTCTGTGAGATGCAATGTTTTCGGATGGTTTGTCTTGTGCATCAAAATTGCATCCGGATCGTGATTGATTGCAATATCTACTTGTCTTCCAAGTGCCATTTCTATTCCTACGCTCGCTCCACCTCCTCCGGCGAAGCAATCTATAATCAAATTTTCCATTTTCTCAGAAGCCCGGTATACCCTTGCCCCGGCCGGAGGCTGGCTCCTTTCTATTTTTCTTTCTTCTTATCTCCCGGAACGATCAACATTCCTTTGATTCTCTCGTTTCCTCTTAGATTTTCGCAGTATTCCTCCCATTCAAAAACTTGTTTCTGCGTCCATCCTTTTACTACTCTGCGTTTTCGGATCCCAGTCTCATCCATGTAGCGGACGAGAAATTCCTTTGAGAACTGCACATCATTCTGCGTGTCGTGTAAGACCTTGAGGATGTGATCGTCTGTGCATCTAAGCTCCACCATTTCTTCGATCTGGAATCGGTACTTATCCAAAAAAATGTGCTGGTCTACTCATTTTCCTCTCACCCTCTTCTTTCTCTTACGCTTGGTACTGCCGTACATATATGCTGCCATGTTACCAGGTTTAAATCCGGCTGACTGCTTCATTCTGCCGCTAAAGCTATATTTCCCTCTATCCATGGTTCTCCTCCTTCAAGCTCCACCATGCTTTCACATTCTTTCCGTACCCTGTAGTCTGGATTCTTACTCCAAGTTCTGCTTTCGCTTTCATGATGTCCGACCTTTTAATCCCTGCCGCTTCTGACTCCATGAGCAACTTCGCCCCGTCATAGCGTCCGCCTTCCATCTTGTCTTTTAGCCACTCTAATGCTTTGTCGTAGTCGGTCTTTGACATCGTATTGACCTTGTCCTTGATCTTTTCCAATTGGACGGTGTTGGTGTTCAGCTTGTTCCAGATCTTCTCAAAATTCTCTTGCATGATTCTACGATTCTCTAAAATCTCATCCCGGATGACTGTAAGCGCCTGTGCTGCGGTCATCCCTTTCTTTTCTGGCTCTTTCACCAGACTTCCCGGTTCAAGTCCGAGAAGTAAACACATGATCCGTTCCACACCTTCTGGTTGATCTGGATTATTGGCTATGTAATTCACAAAACTTTCACTTCTCACCATTTCTAGAGAGAATCCCTTTTTCGTCTTGCCCTGCTTCTCCAATTGCTTGCAGAGCAGAGCGTAGTTTATCGTTACTTTCTTTGGTTCCATAGTTCCTCCTTAATTTTCCGTCAACACATCTCCAAGCGCTTCCATGTCGTATCGTCTGCGTTCAAAATTGTTATTATTTCTATGTGTCGGCTCTGATCTAACTGGCATTCTTCCCTTATCCTGTTCTTTGGATAGCCAGGAATTTATAAATCTTGCGATTCCTCTCTTTGTTTTTCTTCTCGCTTTATTGCTGTCTAACCAAGATTTCATTTTTCTGAGTTCCTGCATCACATCAACAGCAGGGAATAATTCACTCCACTCTGATACATTGTCTTCGTAAATCCAATGCTCTGTACCGTCATTCAACGATAGTGAGATGACTTTTTTCCGGTCTGGAGCTTCCGGCTCCGGACAAGTAGTATTTATACTACTCTTATCTATACTATCCTTACCTAACCTAACCTGGGTTTCCAGAACGTCAACCGCATGGTTACCACTTGGTTGACATGTGGTTGATAACTGGTTGACAGGTGGTTGACAAGTAGTCGAAAGAACGTATTTTCCGTTCAAATTTTCCAATTTATTCAGTTCATCCAAACATCTTGTCTGTGTGTATCTATCTTTCCTGATCGAATTGTTTGTTTTCCAGTCAGAAATCACGATAACGCCACTTTCAAATGGAATGATAAACCCTTTTGCGACCAGTATTTTCAAATCATCTTCCGCTGCTCCAACCATTCTCACGATTTGCTTCGGAGACGATACAAAGCCGTCATCATCAGCTTTCATGCCGAATTGTAAGTACAGAGCTTGAGTCGATGACGGCATTTCAACAAACTTATCTGTGCATACAACATCTGCCGAAAACATTCTTCTGTTCGCCATCACTCATCCTCCGCAATATAGACCACCACGCAAGGCGTGTCCGAGTACACTTTTTCAATTTCCGGACTGGTCACCTGCTTATCATCGGTGTATGCGACTCCGTTCAGTCCATCCAGAATGATTTTTGCGATATTATCCAAGTCCGGCTTCTTATTCGGCTTTATTTCGCCTTTTAAGGCTTTTTCCTTATTCTTCTTAGACCAGCTCTCTGGAATCGGAAATTTCGCTAAAATACGAACTCTCAGAGGTATCTCTGTATAAAGAACACCTGCGCTTTGTTTATAAATCCTCGCAACTCCCTTTTCATATTTCTTGGTTGCGGGCGGCGTGTATGTAATGACCTTAAATCCGGCTCTGCGAAATTTCGGTCTTGCTTTTCCAACGGGTTTCCCCGGAATTGTAATTACCATTTATTCTCCTTTCTTCTCCCGGAGTTACCGGGAGACAATGAATCTGGCTTACTTAAGGTATTTGTGACGTACTACACAGCAGCCATGAACGGGTTACAATTTATAGCAAAGGTTTAACCCTTACTAACATAGTGAAATTCTTGCTGGAACTGTTCTTCTGTTCCGTAGTGCTGCAAATAATACTCCTTGCAGCGTTTTCTTAAGTATCGGTCAACTTTCGATGCATTCTCCCCTGCCCTTGTTCCGTTTGGATGCAGATCCGGTCTCAGTGGAGCTATGAATCCGTAATCTTCCGAAAGTTCAATTTCTTTCGATGTGTGGCTAAAAATATGATGACGCTCCACTCCGTAAACTCCGGTGTACATGCAATGATCCATGTCCTCTGTAAATATGCTCCACAGCTTCTTTGGTCTGCCGGATGCTCTTTGATGACCTT